GATGTTCGCCGGGGTCTTTTTGAACGGAAGAACCGCATCCACAAGGAATCCGGCTACGCCGCCTTCACGGCTTACTTTGTTCAGGGTCTGAGCCAGCTTGTTGGCATCACGGTAGGTTGCCTTCTGCGCTTCCTGTACGGCATAGGCACGGCCTTTTTCAAGCAATGCCGGGTTGTTCCGCATCTGTTCTGCGGTGTACCCGTTGGCTTGCATCCAGCCGCCAAGTGCCCTCGTGTAATGGCCCTTCAGGAAGAACCAATCCTCAAACTCCAGCGCATTGCCGTTTGCATCCACCAGCTTCTGCATGAATCCCTTGAAGGGTTTAACTTCACGCTTCACGGCATCGCCTTCGTTCCACCGGGAATCGCCGGTCAGGTCATCCTTCATGGCGATGGCATCCTGTTTGGCAAAATCACGGATCGACTTGTCCACCGCAAACCGCATGGTCTTGGTCCGTTCGCCAGGTTTGAGTCCCAGCTCTGCTACCGCACCCAGCTTGTTCTTGATGCTTACCGCAGGGACGAACAGGGCATTGCCGATGATGTTTCGCACATGGGTTCTCGGATTGCCCAGCATAGAAAGCATACGGAGTGTACGGAGCTTATCCTTCCAATTGGCAGGAATCTGTTCGGCAAGTTCTTCTGCCGCCCTCTTCTGCACCCTCTGGAAGTCACCCTCGTTGTTCGCCGCAGAAGCCGCCATGTAGATCCAATCGGAGAACTTCAGATCAATGTTCCTGCCCTTCGCTGCAAGCTCGGCCTGTGTGTTCTGAAGCATCTTCTGAAGGGTTGCTACCCGTCCTGCCGGTGTCATCAGCCGGAAGAGCTTACGGGCCTGTAAAGCACGGCCCAAGTCAGTACCTTGCCGGTTGTAGGCATCAGCGAGAGCAGCCTGGGCAATCACATCGTTCTTCGCTACCGCAAGACCCATCGTGGCAACCATACGGGCCTGTCCGTCAGCGGACCGGTAATCGAAGTCTTCCATTGCGATCTTCTGAATGGATTCAGCCAAGCCGTCAGACTCATTGCTGTTCTTATTGCTCCGAATCCATTGGATCGCCCGGTTGATCTGAGCTTCGTTCGTGTCCGGGATGTAGCCGCTGTTGTCCTTCAGGAACTGCCGGACGGAAGCATCCAGCTCATCGCTGCGCTGGGCGGGTTGGGAGCCAAACTGCCGCTGGGCATTGCCTTCGGACGGAAGAGTTGCGGAAGGATTCTCGCCTTCAAGCGGAGCCGTCAGGTAGTGACGAATCTGCTGGTCGAGGACTTCGTTGGACGGGAACGAATACCGATACTGTCCATAATTGCCATTGCGAATTATCGGCCTTGGATTGTTACGGAAGTCTTCTTTCTCAAGGACGGGATAGTAATACTTGGATTCACCATCTCCGATGTCATAATCAGTACCATTGATCCATGCAGACTCATATTCAGGCGATTTGTTGTTGATAAGATACGGATCGCCAAAGCGAACTCTTCCGTATACTTTGCCGTCCTTCGCCATGCCAACCCACTTCCGGGTAAGGCGATTATGATTGCGTGTTTCGCCGCCTTTTTCATCATCAAGAATCTTGCTGATGAAGTCAACTGTTTCGCCTGTGTTTGTATGACCGTCCGGGATATAAATGGCGTTCTCTTCCGTGCCGGATGGGAGGCTATACCGGATGTCTTCGTTCTGATCGTTGAAGCGTTCAGACAGGGGGATTACGTTACCGTTGTCATCGTATGTGACAGGATCAGCAACTTTTATGTTTTCTCTCTTGTTAAGCGGTACAATGTACGAATAAGCATTCTCATTGCTTTCCACTTCATTTCTGTAGACAATCCCATCGTATCCGTTTTGTTCAAGAATCTCATCAAAATATTGGTTGCCTTCATCCCATGATCTGAGTTTTTCAATGTCGGAATCTGTAATGCCAAGAGACCTGAACATCCTGTATACTTTTGTTGATGTTTCAGATTCGTCATACGGCAATCCAGCTTTTTCGTGTTCCTCGTAAGCGATGTACCTTGCCGCCATCAACGGAGCATCCCATGAATAAGCATCAAAGTCAAGCACAAGTGGGTTGTTCATCTTAATGTATGAACGAATCATTCTCGTGTTCCCACCATGATTATTGACTTTTTGATTGGCCTTAGCGCTTGCCTGTGCTTCCGTTCCGAAGTGATAACCAATGTCTCCCTTTTCAAAGGTATTGAATTCTGCATTGGTTCCATGAATGGCGCTGATGATATACCCGGCTTCTTTCGCCGCCTCATCAACCATTCGCTGCGCTTCATCCATCTCTCCACGCTCAACGGCTGCGAGATACGGGGCATCGGACGGGAGTGAATACCGGATATCATCGTTTGCCTTCTTGAAGCGCTTGCCAAGCGGAATTGCATTGCCTTCATCATCGTAGGTTACAGGATCAGCCGACTTGATCTGAGAAGAATCGAAGATCGCATACTGCGGACCGTCCTTGATGGAGTTGTAACCCAGCCATTTGAAGATTTCATCCGTTGTGGTTCCGTTCTTCTCAGCAGCCTCATCGATGTAGTCCATCACCTTGTAACCCTTCTGAAGCTGACCAATGACATGTTTCTTGTGGATATCGTCATAGTCATGCTGGACAAACGGGGCAAAGTATTTGTCATAGACCTTTTCAGCTTGCCGCTTGGAAAGGCCATCACGGAGATTGAACATCTTGCCGGTCTTCGCATAAACTTCCATCCGGTTCTTGCCGTAGGAATCGGAATCGTATTCGCTTCCTGCCGGAGAAGAGATGTAGAAGGCATTGCCCAGCGTTTTCCCACGCTCACCGGTCTGCTTTGACTTGTCAAACACGGTGAATTCCCCGTTTGTGCGATGGATGCCCTTCAGAGTATACCCGGCCTTCTTCGCCGCTTCATCAGCCAGCTCTCCGGCCTTGGCAATGTCTCCATTATTGATGGCTGTGTCATACTCCGCATTGAGCTGTTTCCGGTTCTTGACTTCCTGTTTGAATTCATGTACTTGCTCTTCGGAACGCCAAGACTTCGGAAGGCTGAGGCCAAGGTAATCCAGCAGCTCATCGTTTGACATGCTGGCGATGTGATCCGCAACGGCCTTCTCAACCTCATCCATGTCAATCTCTGTATCGGAGAGAGAATGCCGGATATCTACTGTTTCCCCGGTCTCCGCATCAATCGCCATCCGGCTCTGCTGGGTCTGAACAGGCTCCTCGGAGCTTGTGTCAGCGGTCTGATCCATCAACGGAATGTTGGAAGAAGCACCGAATGCATTTCTCGCAGAATACGCCTGATAGATTTCAGCGCCTTCTCTTGCGATACGCTTATTCCGTGCATCGTCTGATTCCTTCTTCGGATTCCTTGCAAGGCGGTCCCTTGTCATTTCTTCCTGCCGTTGCCTTTTGTATTTCAGGAATTCGGCAAATGCTTCAGCAGCCGGTTCGGCGGTAGGAAGATCGTTGTTGCTCTTCATCGGAATGAACGGGCCATCCGTTCCGTCTGCCCTCTTCGGCATCTGGCGGCCCAGCTTATGTTCGTTCATTACCCGTTCCGCTTGCTGCATGTTCACATTCGGAGTGACCTCGGTCTGCCTTGATCCCCTGACTTCCGTCCTTGTGCCGTCTTCTTTGGTCCGACCATACCCATCGTTTTCATACATTTTGAAATCGATGAGGGTCTTCCAATAACCTTCACGGATCGCTGTGCTTCGTTTGTCATTCCCTTCCGGGAGGCTGAATGATCCATCGCCGTTATCGACAAGGAACTGATAGAACTTTGGAAGTCTCTTGGATTCAGCACACATCTGAAGGTACTTACGAGCATTCCATTCGCCGGACTCGTCAAAATTCCAATACTGATTTGCACCAACGGGTTCAAAGTTGGACAGCTTCTCGCCGGTCCGCTCTTTGTGCTTTGTAAAGGATTCTGATTTGTATCCGTCCCTATACTCGATGGTAAACTGCCCATTCCCTTCATCAATGACTTTATAACCCGGATACTTCTCTCCGTTCTTGGCGATCCAATTGTCAACCGCCTTTTGTCCTTTGCCTTTTTCTTTGACAATATTCGCTTCGATGATATACTGCTCGTTCTGCGTAGCCGTATAATCCTTATAACTATTCAGGACAGGGATGCGTGACAGTTCGCCATGACTCCATCCGCTCTTATGGAACGGAATGATAAAGTCAATACGAGGATCTCCCATAGCGGCAATGATATGTTCATCATTGATACCGACAAGGATTGTACCAACGTTCTTGCTATACCGATCACGGAGCCGCATGGCATCGTCAATGTTCATGCCTTCGACATTATCAAAGACAAGATTGCCGTCCGCATCGAGGCCGGTCCCTTTGCCGATCAGCGAAAGGTTGATCTTGATGCCGGTATCGCCAAACACCCATGCGAAATTCGGAACCTTGGTGTACGCCTGTGAAGTCAGACGAACGGCAGCCATGTCATACACCGCCTGGATCATGTCCAGCAGATGCGGAGTCTCAAAATCGCTGAAGCTCTGAATACGCAGACCGCCGATGTCCTTTACCTTCTGAATGTCCGCATCCGACAGTTTCCGGATATCTCCGTTGTATTCAGTACGAAGCTGAACCACCTTCGGATTTGCGCTGCCTTTGGCGCTCATCGCATCAATAAACGCCTGACGGGTCTTCGGAGCATACTTGGGACTTCCCGGCACATTCATCTCCGAAAGTCCATCGCTCGTTGTGAGATCAGCCAAGGTAGGCATCGGTTCGCCTTCAATTCCCTTGAAGGAATCAAGCCATTCCTGCGCATACTTGTCCAGCCACCGTCTGCGGCTTTCAACATAGCAGATGCCGCACGGGGTCTCGTAACCCATCTCACGCATGATGTTTACCAGGTCGATCAGATCGTCCGGCATCAGCGCTTCGTTTGGCATCATCTTCTGAATCGCATTAAACGTTCCTTGATACAGGAGCCGTTTCGCACACAGGGTAGAAGCATCAAGGGTGAAGTAGTAATCCTGGTTCTTCTTCAGGAAGACTTGATCCTTGTCTGCCTCAAAATCAAGCCGTGCTTTGTCTTTTGCGATCATAGAAGCAATGCCAAGAGCATCGGTCATGTACTTGTCCACTTCATCTTCCGTGAACAGATTTACACCGTTGTCATCTTTGGCGTTGAGAAGCGATTCTCTCACCCTGTTCTGCTCTTCTGCATCGAATGTGGACAGGCTGAACCTTTCCGTGTCGAGCGCCACCGTGCCTCCGGGAAGCTCGGTAGCCAGCTCATTGCCCTGATCGTCCGTAACAAGGGCCTTTGTATCAAGTGAATGCCTTACATTATTTATGCCAGCAGCAGCCATGATTTCATTGGCAAATTCAATTGGATCGCTTGAAGCGCTATTCTCTGCCGCAGCAATCGCTTTGCTGATTTGGTCAGCAGTAAGTTTCACACCACGGTTCAGCCGCCAACCCCATCCATGACTATCCTTGTAAGGGATCATGCCGATTGTACGAAGAGCAGCGCTTTGCGCTTCAGACGGCATTGTGTTGAATCTTACGGTAGGATTGTCGGAGAATTGGCTTTTCCTGATTTCGTATTCAGCGTGACTGCTCTTGTCCGCTTTACGGTTTTGCGCTTTGGTATTGGTAGATGCCGTCCTTTCCTTCAGCGCAGCATTCAGCATGTCAACCGCCGCCTGAGCCTGAGTCAGCGCAGGATCATTGAATCCAGCCATCTTCCGGATAAAGCTCTTGATGGCATTCATGATCCGCTTGGCAACGTTCGGTTCTTCAGTAACCAGCCGATTAACCAACTCGGTATTCACGCCACCGTTTTCTCCGCTGCGGAACAGGCTTCCCATCAGGTCAGCAACAGTTTCATGAAGCGCATACTCATTGGTATGAGTCGCACCAAGCGTACTGTCATACAGAGCCTTGTGCGCAAGCACATCAACCACGGCGGTTGCCGTTACATCGCCACGATTACCGCTGTTCGCTGCCTGAAGGACGGCATCATAGGTAACGCCATTTCCATACTTGATCTGAAGAAGCGTATCAGCCAGCGCCTTGTAATTGCCGCTCTTCTCGGCAAGGTGTACCAGCTCATGAGGAAGAACCGCATAAATGATATCGGACATCGTGGAGTTGCGATCAACCACAATCTCGCCGGTGTTGATATCCACATACGCATTCGATCTCGGCTTCTTTCCACCTTCCGTTGTGTCGGCAACACGAATCTTCGTGCCGAATTTGTTGGAAAGGTTCTTCACAAACTGCGCACGGTCAAGAATTGCCTCAGCAGAGGTCTGCTGCTTCATGTAGTCGATCCGCTGGGCAATATTCTCCTTCTGCTCCTCTGTCGCATTCGGATAATACTTCTCAACGAAATCTTCCGTCTGAAGCGTGGTAATGTTCCGGGCCATCTGCTCGGCTCGTTCAGATTCAGCTTTCGCCTGTGCCTCGGCTTGAGCCTGAGCATTCTCTTCCGCTTCCTGCTGGGAAACGGTCTGTTCTGCCTGTTGCCGCATGTAGGCCGTGGTAGTCTCGATAGCCTTCCGGTTATCGTCCTCAACCTTCTGCTGGTCCTTCCGGGCCTTGTCCAGCTTCTGCGCATATTCCTGCGCAACGGCGGCGGCAGAGGTCATCTTCGCCAGCGCACCGGTCATCTGATTGCCATCATTGATCGGATCGGCGGCAACGGCAGCAGCGGCATCGGAAACACCCTTCCGGGCAGCATCCAGCTCATTGTTCTTCTGCTCGGCTTCCTGCTCGGCGGCTCTCGTTGCTTCACGGGCCGCATCGACCTTCGCCTGTGCCTCAACGGCGGCATCCCCAAGGCCGGTAGCCATCAGCCGCTTGAACTCTTCGTTCACACGGGCATCATGGATTCCGGCGGCAACGCCCTGCGCAACACCTGGGTTCTGCATATCGGACGATACGGCGGCGGCAATCTGCTGGGCCATCTGTGTAATGCCAAGACCATTTGCGGCCCCGTTGGCGAGGATGTCAGCGCACTGACCGTTGCCAAGGGCGGCAAGCTGAAGGCCGGTGGACAGGGTATTGATGTCAATATTGTTCTGCTGACCGGCAACCAGGATTCCCTGCACCATACCGATATTCAGCTTTGCGGCTGCGGCCTTTGCCATGTAGTTGTCACCGGTGTTGATGACGGTGGCAATTGCGGCAGCCTGTGCGGTTGCATCGGCATCGGCGGCCTCTTCCAGCATGATGATCCCGGTCTCATAGGCATTCATCGCCTGTGCGTGGGAACGCCGCTGGGATTCTGCCGGTCCGTTGACAGGATACTGTTCCGGCTGGACCTGTTCGGTCTGTTCGGCCTGTGCAGTTTCCACCGGGGTTTCAGTCCGGACGGTCTGCGCTTCTTCGGCGGCTCTCCGTGCCTCGGCCTCTGCCGCTTCATGCTCCAGCCGGATATCCCGGATGGATTTCTGCTTGGCATGTTTGCCGGTGGCATTCTGGTTGTATTCCCGTGCTTCCTGTGCATACCCAAGATAGGTAGTCAGCGTGTTGCCGGTCATGGCAACCACATCGGCACCGGGAGAGAAGAAGGAGATGATGGCGGTATGCAGGACACCGTCCACCTCTGCCTGATGGACAAGAGCTTCTGCCTGTTCCGGGGTCAGCGTGTCATCCTTGGCAAGGGCATCCATCACCGCATTGTCATGCTGGGTCTGATAGTCCGGATTATTGATGTACTTCACCCAATAGTCGGCAGCGTTCTCGATCAGATCGTTTGCGGACTCACCGACCACTTCGGACAGGGCATTCGGAATGTAGTTTTTGAGGAAGGTGGTAATGCCCTTCTTCGTCAGCAGCAATTTCCCGGCTTCCTCGATGTGACCGAACTCAATTCCTTCTGTCCAGGATTCAGCAATCAGCGTGGAAGCAAAGATAATCGCCTGTTGCTTCGGATCTGCGTTACGCTTGATGGCATCCTCCAGCGCATCGGATGCGGCAGACAGGGCGATGGGGGTTGCGGAGATGACATTGTTGATGAAATCGGCAACCTTTCCATTACCGGAAACCCCAGGCATCAGCTTGCCCCAAGTGAGAGCATTCATCAGGCTGTTGCCACGGTTGTACATGATCTCGTACAGACCGGACAGGGCCTGTCCAAGGACGGTATCCTCGCCGTAAATGTTCTTGATCTCGGTGACATTCGCATTGTGCATACTCTGCGAAATATGGCTGCTCTGTTTGGCTGCGCTCATTTCAGCTTCATCAGCGCCAAGAGCAACACCGGCAGCGTACACGGCCCCACCAAGCGTATTGACAGGAGCAAGAAGAACGGCACCGACTTCGCTTGCGAACCGTCCAAGCCAGCCGCTTTCAGCGATCTGCTTGGTCACGCCTTCAATCTGATTCTGCCGCCTCTGCTGGAGTTCGTCCCGGATGTCCGTATAGAACCTGTCAGCCGCATCAAGGCCGTCCCGTTCGGCAATGGCATAATAGATCTTCTGTTCTTCTTCAGACAACATGCCAAACCAATTCTTCGTAATACCCTTCGTGACCGTGCCATTGTACACATCAAGGTATTCCTGTTCGCCCTTCTTCGCAAGATAGGCAAAACGGGGGTCCTTGGTGATCATATAATCGCCGTACACCCGGTTCTGCTTCTCCACATCGGAAATAGCCTGATTGATCTTCTGCTTCAGGTCTTCCGGTGCATTGTCTCCAAGCGTGGAGAGAACAAACTGAAGGTCCTGGATATTGGCGTTGTTGTTCGCAATCTCCTTGTTGATATCCTCGGTTGTCTTTCCGGCAGACTCATCGATGAGGGTAAAACCATCAAGCTGCGGAGGCTCGTAATCGTACCATGCCCCGGCATACTGCATGATGGAATCAGCGGTGGATGGATCGTAGTCAACGCCCATCGTCTTGGCGGCAATGGCTCCCAGCGCATCCCGGTTGGCTTTGGCAATCTCCGCATCACGGATACTCTGCTCATAGCCAGCCTTGTTCTCTTCAATGTATCCATTGAGGGCCGCAAGCTGCTCTTTCTTCTTGTTGTATTCCTCAACGCCATTGATGGTGTCGGCATCCATCTCACCGGCTTCAGCTTGAGCTGCCCGGATGCCATTCGCCCGGTTGTTCTGCTCGATCCGGAGCTGTTCGGCCTTCTCGTTGGCGGCGGCAAGCTGTTCAGGCGAGGTCTGCCCAAACCGCCACATATCATTCCACACATTGCCGACTTCGTACTCACCGGTCTCATCATCGTAGATGAGCTGGACCTGAGTACCGTCATCGAGGGAGAACACCGGCTCAGACTCGATGCTCTCGCTGGCGAGAATCTGAGTGCCGTTCTTCTTCTCAAAATCCTCAACCTCGGCGGCAAGGCGATTGGCAGTAGTCTGATACCGCTCGTACTCATTCCGGCTGGCAAGGGAACCCAGCCATGTCTTGTTGTACTTCCCGTTCGCATCCTCCGCATACCTTGCGGCATTGTTGGTGATATCGATCATGCCGGTCTTGATGCCTTCGGCAATGCCATTGAGTCCGGCGGCGATATTGCCATACTCAACGCCGGGAACGGCATCGAAGTAGTCCTTTTCGCCCTGGGACAGGAAAGACCCCAGCGCATCAATTGCGCTGCCGACCTTATCGTTCTCAACCTTCGTCACGGAATCGTCCCCATCGGAAACGGTAACGCCGTAGGAACCCATGATTTCATTCCCGGTCTTTTTCGGATTCACAATGGCATCTGCCGCCATCTGCTGGAGCATCTGCTTCCGGTACGGCACGGCACGGGTCATGTCCATGATCTTGCCGCTCTTCAGGGAGGCATCCATCTTCGCCAGCGTGGAATAATCGGAGGATTCAAGCTGGGAGTCAATCCACTTGTTCGCCTCGTTCTGGTCCTTGAACCCACGGTTCAGCCTCCGCTGGAAAGCCTTGGTCAGATTCGCCAGCTCCGTCTCTGCCTTCTCCGTGGTCTCCTCGGCAGCCAGCACGGTCTGATACATCTTGACGGATGTTTCGTCCTCCCAATCCACATTGTTCCGCAGAGCCTCGACATCCGCTTTGGAGAAGGAAGGCACACCGAAATAAACCCCGGCCTTATCCATCCCGTCACCAGCCATGCCGACTTCGTAACGGGAGAAAGTGTCGAGGTTGTCGATATTCAGTTTCGCAGAAATGTTCGGATCGTCTTTCCAGCTATTGCCGGACTTCAGGTAATAGTTGGCAATATCCTGACGGGAATTCCCCGTGCCTCCTCCATTCCTCGCCGCCCAAATAGCGCCACGAACGGAGTCCTGATTGTAGTCAATAGCATCGTTCAGTTCCAGCGGAGATCCGGTGGTCCGGGAATCGTCCATCTTCTTCAGCGTAGAATACTTCCCGGAGCCAAACACCCGTTTGATGATGTCATCATCGGAAAGGTTCAGGTCCTTCCGGTTGGCCCAATAATTGATCTCGCCCTGAGCGGCGGTCCATTCGTTCTTCGCCGCATTGGTAACATCCATGCTCTTCTGATACTGATAGAGAGCATAAGCAGCCTTCTCCTGTTCGCTGGCCTTCTTCCCAGGCTTGCTGGGGGTTGTGGTTGTCCCATTGTAGGAAAGATATCCTTGCCAGCTCGTGTTCGCTTTGAACCAATCAGGAGTCAGGTCTGCCGGGTTGACGCCGTAGGACTTCAGCTCATTCACGGCATTGTTCGTGGCAGCGGAGAACGGATCGTACCACATGTTTCCCGGCTGGGTACGGTACTGATTCAGGAGAGACAGCTTCTCCTGCGCTCCGGCAGGATTGACCTTATACATCGCATTGATGGTAGCCAGCGCCTGACCGTAATTGGTCGGCTGATCGCCAACCTTCCATTCCTGCTGGACAGGCTTGGAGAAAATCTGCTGGTACGGGGTTTTCGTGGCAGAGGAATTATTGGGGGTTCCGGTTTGAATCTTATCCCAAAGCGCCATACGGGTTCCTCCTCATCGGTTCTTAATGATATGCAGACCAAGTTTCGTTTGAATAATTTTTCTTTCTCTTCGTTGTACTTCCGAATCTCTCTTCTGCGGTCTGCGACTTCGGCGGTGCATTAAGCTGCTCGGCAAACGCATCCTTGTAAGCATCAGGGGATTGAATCTTTCCGGTGAACGGAATCTTATCAACAATCTGACCTTCAAACGCATCCTTGTAGGCATTAGGAGATTGCACACGGATGGATGAAGTGCTTTCAGGCGTAGATGCCGGATGCTTGTTGATCCAATTAAGGACAGCATTGCCGTCAATGCCTCCGTTGTTCCCAGCCAAATCACCCAAAGTAGGCATATCGGAGAATAAGCCATTTGGGTTCCCAACCGTAGGAGGATTATTACCATTGCCGCCATTCCCACCGCTTCCACCGCTGCCACCGCCTGAAACGCCCTTCCGCATGGCTTCCGCATCCGCACGGCTCAGACCGGCACGGGCCAGCAGCTCGTCACTCGGAGTGCCGCCCTGTGCGACAATTGCAGAAACGTAACCAGCGGCAAGCTGACGATCAGTATCATTATTGCCCTGTGCAAACTGCCGTTCCCATTGCTGGGCGGCGAGATCAGCCTGACCCTGCTGGAAATTCTGATTCCACGCAACATCAGCACGGTTCGCCTCAAACTGCCGCTCCCAGCGTTCAGCCTCGGCTTCTTCGGACTCCAGCGCACCCAGCCGGTTCTCGTAGTCAGCAATCTGATTGTTCCAAATATTGTTCTGCGCTTCGATCTTCTGCTGGTTGATATTCGCAAGATTCTGCGCATTATAGGATGACCGCTGCATTCCCCGGCTGAGAGCCTGACGGTCTGCCTGTGAATACGCCCTGTCAAATGATTTGTCAGAAGATTCCCTCTGCTGACCGTAGGCGTGATTCAGCGAATCCCACAGCCGATCCTGCCTCGTCATGCCCTCAACATCCTGTCTCGTTCTCGCTGTCGTTGCCATGATCTTCATCTCCTTGTCAAATAAAAAACCCGTGACATTTCGTCACGGGCCGTTTTCCTGTTGATCAATGTAAAAATATTTCAACCCCCAAATGCACGATTGGCCTATTAAACAGGAACAAGTTGTGTTATAATCCTCGTGCTGGAGGTGTTGATTTTGAAGGAAGTGTACAAAGATATCGTTGGTTTTGAAGGGAAATATGCCGTAAGTAATCTTGGGAATGTGATGAGTCTGAATTACTTGAACACGAGAAAAAAGAAAGTCTTGGCCCCCGTAAAGCACCACGGTGGATATTTGATTGTTCACCTTGGAGCAAACAAAATAAAAATGGTCCACACACTTGTCGCTGAAGCGTTTATACCAAAGTGTGAAGGTAAAAAATATGTCAATCACATTGATGGTAACAAGCATAACAACATTGTGTCAAACCTTGAATGGGTAACATCCAAGGAAAACATGAACCATGCTATCAGAACCGGATTGAGAAACCCTCACAACACCCATGCGGCATTTGGAGCTGATAACATCAATTCCGTTCCTGTTATCCAATATTCAAAAGATGGGAAATTCATAAAAAAATGGGATTGTATTTCAAATGCCGCCCGTTATTACAATTGCAATCCATGCACATTGTCAAATTGCATTTCCGGCAAGTTAAAAACCGCACACGGATTCGTTTGGAGACATGAAGGTAAAGACTTTTGGGATCGTGGAATATATGGTGTATATTCTGTGAAGAGGAAGTCTCCTTCAAAAAAGAACGATTGACTATGTGAATTATTGAGATAGAATAATAGCAACTCTTCCGATGGTTATATTTGCCGTTGGAAATTGACCGGGGCAATAGCGGATGCCCCGGTCTTTTATTACCCTGCTTTCTGCTTATCCAGCTCGTCAATCCGCTCTTTCATCACGGCGGTGGTCTTCTCCAGCTCGTAGGTCCGTTCAATCACATTGTTGTGCTTGTCAACCTTCTTTTCAAGTTGCTCCAGCCGGTAAGCCATGAGAGCCGTCTGCTTCCGGTTGGAAAAGTATGTGCCAAGGAATGACAGGATTCCTGTCACGGCGGCAGCAGCCAACGGTATCCATTCCATTACGATTCACCGTCCTCTTCTTCGATTTCGGTGGCAGCGAGGCCGTCTTCATCATCAACGGTAATGGCATATCGTTTGGTGGAGGCTTCCGTGCTGGAACCAAGAATCAGGGTCTTGCTGTCGAAGATCACGCCGTCAACAGCTTCCTTGATCTCGGAAATGGCATCATGGAACATCAGGACACAGGCAGCCAGCGGAGCCTGTAACCGTCCCCAGCATCTCGTATCATGGGGAGTAGAACCTTTCAGGGTAGGCTGCTGGAGATGATAAACCACACCATCTGTGTAGACAACCGCATCACCCACTTCATAGGTTTTTTCGGCACTCCATTCACCCTTGTAAACCAGCTTACTCATTGCTCACTCCTCCCCGTCTTCCGCAGGGTCAACCCACGGTTCTTCATAGTTCATTGCCCTTGCGCTGTCTCCAACACCGGCGGTAGTGGGATCGACCACGATACCAAGAATGGCAAGCACCACAAACACGGCATCTACAACCGCAATGATCTTGCCGGTCAGGGTAGTCAGGTCAACCTTGAACCCAAACAGAGCGGCAACAGCCTGTACTACCATCGCCAGCGCTGGGATCAAGGAAATCCAAAACTGTTTGTTGCGAATCCGGACCTTCCAATTGATCATGAAACCATCTCCTTCATTACTGATACTCCAGAATATTTATTACAAAGGGCCTCAGCTTCTTCTTTGCTGAGACCCGTAATAGTAACCTCGTAGTGCTTCGGCTTATCAGGAGCGGTCAACAGCTTCTCCCATGTCTTTGGGCCAACCACGCCGTCTTCCTTCAGGCCCCAATCACGCTGGCAAGCCTTGACCGCCTTCTCGGTTTCAGCTCCGAAATCGCCGTCAGCGCCGTATTTCGGCAGCGCATATCCGTGGTTGATCAGCAGAGTCTGCAATTCCCGGACTTTTTGCCCCTTATCGCCTCGCCTGAGCGTGGGGTAGTCCGTTTTATCATCCTCAGAAACAGGCGGATCTACGGGGGCATTTTCGCCGGGATTTTCGGTGTCCTCGGCAGGCAGGACAACCGTTCCTTCCGGTACATCGAAAACCATGCCTTTGCGTTCGCCCCACCAAGTCCATTTCTTGTCC